TGCACGACGGCGGGCAAATTCCTGACAGTCCGGGGGGGGGGGCGCTGGAGTCTTCGCCCGTGAGATGCGGGTTTGTTCGATCATGGCGCGCAACTGCGCCTCACCGTCATCGATCAGCTCGGCCGGGTCGCCTTCCGGCTCTGCCTGCCTGGGCGGTTCCGGATCTTCGACCGACCAATCAATGGACTCGTCCCGCAGCCAGCTGCAAAAGCGCTGTGCAACATCGCGCTCCGGAAAGATGCCGATCAGGAGCGGTCGGGAGAGAATGATTTCGACCATCCCGTCAGGGCGGTCTCGCAACATATAGGTCATGATTGCCTCTGGCTGCTCATCAGGACCGGTCCACCACGGCCGGCCTACCGTGCCCCGGAGCAAGGCCGGGGCAGGTTTCGCTTCAGGGGGCCTTTGCCTTGCCGGCCTTGAAGGCCAGCGTCCGGGTCTCGGCGATCTCGACGGGCTGGCCGGTGCTGGGGTTGCGCCCGGTGCGCGCGGCGCGCACCTTTTCGCTGAAGCGGCCGAGGCCGGGCAGCGTGATCGTGTAGCCACTGGCGGCATTGGTGCGGATCACCGGACCCAGCGCATCCAGCACGGCCTGAGCCACCGCTTTCGTGACGTTGGCTTCCGAGGCGACGTAGGTGATGAGGTCGGATTTCGGGAGATTGTTCGACATGATTTTCTCCTGTCGGGTTAACCGGCCAGCACAGCGCTGGTCGGGTCGGGATAGGCCAAGGGCGGGCAAAGCAGCCCCAGACCGGAGTAGAGATCGATGCTTTTCAGCCAGAGACGGGCGGCATCAGGCCAATCGCTGGCCGATGCGCCCCAATCGTCGAGTTGCTCCATGGCGCGATTGACGGCATCTCGCAGGGTCGGATCGCTGACCTGCGGTCGGGTGCCCATGAAGGTCCAGGCCTCGGCGAGCAGGGCCGCGTGATCGGCCCTGCGGATCTCTTCATTCATCGACCTGACCGGGGTCCTCCAGGCAGCGGCGATGATCCGGTCCAAGCGCCCCTTCGCATTCGTGATGGCGTTTTCAACAGCCGAACGCGTTCCGCACAGACACAAGAGATCGACCGACGGACCAGTCATGTCGCCGATGAAAACCTCGTGCGCATCATGCAGCAGCGCCCAGGGCCGCAGGTCCGGAGGGCACAGCCGCTCGACGAGCACCGAATGCGCGGCGACAGACCAAGGCTCCCGCGTGCGGCCGTTGAAGCGGTTGATCTTCGCGAGGGCATGACCAAGCACCCGCGCTGACAGGTTTTCGGGCTGAAGTGCCGCGAGGTCGATGGTGCCTTCGAGCGTCCAGAAGGGAATTGATCGGGTCATGATCACTCCCCGATGTTCGTCGCGGGGTGACGGTCCGGCAGTGGCGCAGCTTTCTTCCTGACCTGGCCAACCCAGTTCCGGCAAGCGCTGACGGGGCCGGAACTGGAGGTCGCCCGGAACCCGTAGGCTCGGACAACCCACCCAAGCGTGTCGCCAAAGGCAGCGCCACCATGATCCTTGAATGCCGCCACAATGGCTTCGATGGACCGGTAGTACTCCTTCCGGTGGATCGACCAGTTGGTCGCGTCGATCAGCAGCGTCTCGACCTTTTCGGCCAATTTCAGGGCAGCGACGAGGTCTTGCATCACGCCACCTCGAGTTCGAGGGCCGCGACCTCAGCCAGACGCCATTCGATCATGTAGCCCTCAATGTAACGCGGGCCGTGCAGCCGCGCGAAATCGGTGCTCATGTCCTCGAGGTCGGCATAGCCCAGCCGCTTGGCGCAGGCCTCCAGGCGCAGAAGTGGCGTGGTTCCTTCCCGGATGCCGGTGATCCGGTTGCCGGTCCAGATGATGTCCATCCGCTCGACCGACGTGCAGATCGCGCTCTCGACGATCCGCCGGTGATTGACCGCATCCCTCAACAGGATCGGCTCACCGACCCGTGCGTGGCGCAGGCGCGGCGGCTCAAAGACTTGGGTCATGACGCCGGCGGTGATCAGGGGAACAAAACGCTGGGCGAAGGTGTAGGTGATCATCATTCCTCCGGTTTCATAAGGCGCCGCTGCGGTGCCGGCGGCGCGAGAGGTTTTGCGGTTGCCATCAGAAGGACAGGCTCCCATCGTCAGCGGTCTCGGGCGTCGCGCGCCCGGCAGGCCTGGTTTCGGCATGACGTCCGAGGATGGTGAGCATCTCGTCCCAGCCGCCGAGGGCCTCCAGGGCGTCCTCGGCGCTGCCACGGTCAAAGACGAGGTTGCGGGACAGCAAGACTTGGAGCCGGTAGACCAGCTCCTCGGTCGCGGTCAGGTCGAGGTCCATCCGCTCGATCAACTCACCCAAATTGACGGGCGTTTCGCCAAGATGGACAACGTAGGCTCGGGCCTTTTCGACCAGAGCAGGGAGAGAGATTTCGCCCATCACGCACTCGCCAGATCGATGGTCAGCGATTTCCAGGGGGCATCGAAGGCGTCCCGGAACTGAAAGCGCAGATAGCTCTTGGAACCGATGACATGCATCGCATCGCGGATCGCATCCTGCCCCCGGACCCAGCGCGCATCGTCGTCAGGGGTGTTCAAGAGGACAAAGACATTGGTCCGGTTGATCTTGCCCTCGCGGTCGGTGTCGAAGGCATTGGTGACGATGGAGCGGATCAGCGGGTCGGCCCCGGCCGCGCGTTCGTTGAGGCATTCGTCGAACAGCGCTTTGGCGATCTGCATTTCGGGGCCATAGGCGATGCGATCCGCGATGCGGACCTCGATCTTCATCAGGCCATCGAAGGTGGAATAGGTGCGATTGCCCTTCGGGCCGCCGATCTTCAGGCCATATTCCTGCGCCATGAGCGCGTCGAAGGAGCCAAGGTCCTCGTAGACATGCCCCTTGAACCGGGCGATTTGCGCTGCCAGCGCATGGGCAAAGCCGAAGACCTTGCGGACCATCTCATCCTGGAGCTTCTTCATCGCCGGGATGTTCTCGATGGCCCGCAGACCGCCTTTGCCGTCGGCCATATAGCGGGCGCCATTCGCTTCGATGATGCCTTCTGGAACTGGGTGTGGTTGGAATTTCGACTGTTGAACGGTCATTTCAGAACTCCTTCATTCGGGGAAAGACGATCCGGTCGGGCGCCTGCAATTGTAGGGGCGGGATCGGGGCGAGGCCGAGGATCACCAGCGCCAGCGCCATGTCCTCGATTTGATGCAGGCTCAGGCCCGTCAGGGCGCGGTTGCCGTAGAGATCGACGCGGCCAAGAGACCGGGCGGCGGAGACCAGGATGTCGCGGTCGCTGCGGAGAGCGTCAGTCATCGGCTTTCTCCAACTTCAGCGGGTTGTGCTGACACCGGCGGCAGGCCCGATATTGCGAAATCTGCTCCGGGTCAGAGGTTGACATCGGGGCGGCGGCCAGGGTGCGGCAGGCATCTGGAGACAGGCCCCTCCGCAGAAACGGGCAGAGCACCTGATCCCGATACAGCGCGTAGACCCTGGCGGCGTGCTTTGCCGTCACGAGGTCGAGGCTCTGCGCCGGATAGCTGCCCGACAGCAGCATCGAGACCGAAGGCCGCGCCATTTCGGTTTCCCGGGCGATCTGGCTGATTGATTTTCCCTTCGCGACCTGCGCCCGGAGGAGCTGGATCCATTCGAGTTCGGGCAGGTCGAGTTTCAGCGAGGGGACCAAATCACGTCCTCCCCCGTGTTGAAATCGCGAATGCCGTTGGACTTGGACAACAAGACCGGCGCTTTCGGCCCGGTATCGCGCAGCAGACGGTACCGCTTGTAGCCGTTACTGGTCGGCGCCGGCGCAGCGGCGCGGTGATCGGATACCTGCACGTATCCCGCCCTCACAAGGACGAGCAAATACCGATGCAGATGGTTCGCAGGGTCGGCATCACTCGGCCGAGCGGCCTCCAGGATGATGTCGGGAACCGTGAACAGCCTTTGCATGCGCATCGAAGACCAGGCGCGCTGGCGGAATGTGTCCTTGTGCTCCTTGACCTTGTCCCTCGGACCTTTCGGACCCGACTTGATCACCTCGCCGGCCTCTGCGGCGGCAAGCCCTGCCGGCGTCAGCTGATAGCAGCCGATGGCCATCCGCTCGAGGTAGTTCCGGCGGAGCAAATTCGCCGCAGAGTCAGAAACCTGACGCTTGGTGAGGTCGAGATCCTCAGCCAACTGATCGATGGTCAGGCAAAGCCCGCCCGACAGCTTTTGCAGCAAGGCGGTCGGCGCCTTGCCCGGGTGATGCCGGTCCACCATCAGACCGCCCCCGGAACGATGATGGGTTTCGAGGTCGAGCGGTCGTTCATCAGCACCTGGCCGGCCATGTCCGCCATGGTGATGCCCGCGGCGCCGATGTCTGCCCGCATGCCAAACCGCTCGATATGTGCGATGGCTTCAAGGATTTCGCGGTTGAAACCCTTCGAGAGGCGCCAGACGAACTCCGTCAGATCCTCGGCCACCGGAATTTCACAACGCCCGGCGATCAGGGCGCGTGCATCCTCCAGCGTTGCCGGTCGGAAGGTGATCTTGTTGGAGCCGGCCCGGCTCTCGATCTGGGGGAAGCGGCGGAGATTGTCGCGCAGCGAGCCCATCCCCACGAGGATGGTCGGCAGGTAGCGCAGATCCGAGATTCCCCGGATGGCCTCCATGATCTCGCCACGGGTCGAGACCATGTCGCATTCATCGATCACCAGGCCGAAGGTCCTGTTCTCGAAAACGGCCCGCTCCGAGCGGTCGGCCAATTCATCCAGAACCCGCGCGAACCGCTCGCGCTTGCCCCGGATGCTCTTGGCGTCGATCGACAGCGCCGTCAGCAATTCCTGAATGAGCCAGGAGTAATCCCAGCCCTTCTGGGCGCGCAGATAGATGCTGCCCGTCTGAGAGACCCAATGGCGGATGGTGGTCGTCTTGCCGAGGCCGGGCAGGCCATCGACCACCGCAAGGCAGGCTTCGACCGCCCCGCGCTCATTCACCCGCTTCAGGGCGCCGTAGAACTCACGGACGTTGGCTGTCTCGACAAAAGTGGGTTTCATGCTATGCTCTCTCCTCATCCTGAAGTTTCTGGTTAGGCAGCGGCACGGAGGAGGGTTCGAAGCGCCTCCGTGTCGATGCCGGCCATTTCGAGGACCTTGCGGGCCGTCGAATCGCTGATGCAGGCCCGCAGCACGCGGATCTGGTTGGTGGTAAGTTCGGTGGGGTGCCGAAGCGCCCAGGCGGCAAGCTCCTCGTCCGAGCGGAAGACCCGGCGCCGCGGCTCTGCCTCGGCACCAGCAGCCTGGACGGTGTTGTCGACGGCCAGAGCGATGGGTTGGATCGGCTCCGGTTCCGGGCTCCGCAAATCGAGAACATCCGCGATCTCGACCGCCTGCGATTCCAGAAACTGGACGTCGAGTTCGGCCAGCTTGTCCTCCCGGCGTCGATCCAGGCGCTTCAGGGCTGCACGGCTGCGGTCCTCGACGGCCTTCTGCTCGGCAGTCAGCGGGATGTACCGCTGGGCGTTTCCGCCGAACTCTGCCACGCAGATCAGCTTGCCCGGCTGGCCTGAGTACCGGTCAAGCTCGCGAACCCAGACCTTTTCGGCCTGGTGCAGGTCATAGCCCACCGCAACCTCTTCGCCGTGATAGGCTTCGAGCGACTGGTGGAAGTACTCATTGGTGTTCCACTTGACGAGGCCGCGGCTGGCCGTGCGGATCTCATAGGGCCGGAACAGGTCGTCCATTTCTTCCGGGTCGATCCTGACAGGCTCGAACCCGTTCTGGGCGTGCATCTCCCAGGCCTCATTCGGGGTCATGTGCCGCAGACGCCCGGTTGCCGGGTCCTCGTAACGCGGCAGCCCGGTGTGTTCGCGGTCGTTGTAGTCGGCGATGATTTTCTCGACCGCCTTGATGAACTCGGCCCAGGTTGGCAGACGGCGAGCCTGTCCAAACTCCCTGATCTCGCGGCGCGTTTCCTTGTGGATGGCCTGTTTGGCCTCCTTGTCCATGTCGCTGCCCATGTAGGTGGGCATGCGCTTGGCAAGGTCATTCCAGAGGTGGTTGAAGCGCTCGATGATGCCCTTTGCTTGGCTGTTGTAGGGGAGGGCATGCATCTTGGTGATGCCGAGACGGCCCATGAGGCCCCCGACATCGGCATCAAAAGTCTTGTTCTTATAGCCAGCCCCACGGTCTGTGTAGAATTGCGCGCAGATGCCGTGGGCAGAGCATGACCGGCGCAGGGCCTCGGTCACCGCGATGACGTTTTCCTTGCGGCTGACGGCATAGCCGACACATTTCCGCGTTGCGACGTCCAGGACCGAGGTGATTTCCGGACGCATCGGCTTGCGCGACACCGGATCGGCCACTTCGGCATCAAAGGTCTTGCCGTCAGCCGTGTAAATTGTGGTCGGCCACATATCGTCGGTCGTCCGGGTTACATAGGCCATGCGCGAGCGGAGGGTCAGGATGCCCTCACGTCCGACGTTCTTTTCGATGTTGTTCAACCGCTCGCGCAGGATCCTCGTGACCTGATCCAGGCTAAGCGTCATCAACTGCACGCCTTGCCGGACCTGCGCCGCCTCCGTCCATTGCCGATGGGCATCTGCGATGGATGGCTTGCCGGGCTTCGCGTAGAAAGCCATGAACTCGAAGAAGGCCGGCGGGATGGGCTCGACCTGCTTCGGCGGGATCGGCGCCAGGGCGAGAATTCCCTGATCGTCACGTGCCTTGAACCAGCGCCACAGGGTTCGCTCGGACAAATACGGTGACTTCGCTCGATCATTGGCCTTTGCGATGATACGCGGATCGACCTGGAACCCGTCATCGGCGGTCAACACCAGACGCAGGGCAAGCCCCGCGACTTCGCGATCCGTCAGACGCTGTCCTGCATCGCGGCGACGCTCCGCCTCCATGCGCGCGATCCAACCGTCTTGCGCTTCAAGGAAGCGGGCGATCCCCCAGGCCCGCGTCTGCTGCTGCGCTATCGCATAGCCTTCGATCGACCGCAGGATTTCGACCCGGGCCAGCATCACGCCACGACGCCCTGCCGGCAGGGCGGCCACGCGCAAGGCGTCGATCCTGCGCTGATCGACCAGTTGCTCTTGCCGATGCTGCCGGACGAGGCTGGCCTGCATCTCAATGGCCGCCAGCGCATTGCGCAGGGCCTCAGGCAGCAGGGTCACATGGTACTCGCGGCTGGGGCGGCCACCCTTTGCCTCGGCAGCCCGCCACCGGGTCAAATGCTCGGGCAGACCATTCCAACCAGCCCGCTCAGCAAATCTCTGTACACCGCTTTCCGAGGCAGGCATGCAAACGACACCCCGCTGAGCGGACAATTCGGCAATTTCTCTGGCTGTCAGGAACTCACGAAATCCGCCGGCGGCGGGAGCGATCCTGACGGGAAGCATGTCGGTCATCGCCGCGCCCTCCCTTGCGCGATCACTTCGCGCTCAAGAGCCTGCTCCATCGCTTCGATTTCGCGCTTCTTCTCGCGGATCAGGTGCAGCTTGATCATTCCGGCATATTCCGAGTCGATCACCGTCATCCCGAACTCGCCCGGCACAAAGCCGAGGAGATCACGGGCATCGGTGGCGTGGACGAGGGCAATGAAGGCATCGAGCGGGATGCGGTGATCCTCGGATCCTTCCGAGGACCATTTGTTCAACATCGCTTCCGAGATCGGGCGCCGCAGGTAGGCCGACATCCGGCGCGCAACCTCCGCCCGGCTGAGACCATCATCCCGGGCATCGCGCAGCGCTTGCCCGATGATCCGGGCAATGCGGTTGTCGAGCGGACCGCGACCCATGACCTCGGCGCCGTAGCCGACGGAAACCTTGGGCGGCTCCCAGGCGAACAGGTCTTTGGTCAAAGGGTCGCGATGGCGGGGCATCAGATGCGGCCCCGGCGCTTGAGGGAGGCGAGAATGCGCTCTTCATTCTCCACCAGCAGGAGGTCGAGGCTGGCCTCCGGCAGGGCCTTCAGCCCTTCGCTGATCGCGCGGAACTTGCGCTCCAGCGCGGTGGGCTGGATGCCGTTTTCGAGATAGGCTAGGGCAGCAGCGACATTCTCGATCTCAGGGTGTTCGCTGCCCAGGATCAGGTCGAGGATCCGCGCCTGACGCGCGGCGGGCTCTTCCGAAAGCGCCTTCAGCTCGGTCTGCTTGTCGGCCAGCTTCGTTCCGACAAGGCGCGGGCGCGAGGTCGGGGCAAGGTCTGTCCATATCTTGACGCCGGTTTCGATGGTGCGGACCGAAAGGCCAACCTTCTCGGCCACGGCCTTGCTGAAGCCGAAAATCTCGCCGTCAGAATCAAAACGCAAAGTTTGCGCTTTGATCGACTTCCTATCCCCACCGGCGGCGGCTTCGGGGTGAAGCGCCAGCCACGCCCTTTTCAGCTCATAGAGATGATGGCAGCGGTCCAGTGCGATCAGTTCGGCCCGGCCGAGGTTCTCCATCACCTCTTCCAGCCGCGCCGCCTCGTCGCTTTCTGCGGCCGAGACGCTGGCCGGGATCATGGCCCGCTGCAAAAGCTCATGGGCGCGCAGGCGGCGCAGACCGCTGATCAGCCTGTAACGGTCGCCGATCTGCCGCACCCGGATCGGATGGTGCAGCCCCTGTTCGGCAATGACGCCGGCCAACATCTGGGCGTCCGTTTTGTCATAGTCCCGCGCCCGATCTGCGGGGACGTCGATATCCCGGATCGACAGATCGAGGATGGTGAGTGATGTCATGATGCGCCTGTTTTCTTGGTTTTTGGGTGCCCCCCGACGAGGCTGCCACTCGCCGGAGGGCTGACCTCCCGCCCGTGTGCCGGTGCCGGAGGTTTTCGATGTGCCCGCTGCGGGAAGGCCGCCTTGCAGGCCGGATCACCGCACCTCTTGCAGCAGCTGATCGCCGCCGGTCGGCAGACCGATGCCGGCTGCAGCCCAGAACCCGCCGAACACCAGCAGGAACAGGGCAAGGCCACCGATCACGTCTTCAAAGCGGAGGCCCTTCATCCGTGCGCCCTCGCCAGATGTACGGCGGCGTCGGCCAGCACAGGCTGGAAGGGCGGCACCAGCGAAACTTGCCCCGCGCCCAGCACGGCGCGAAGCCCCTGATCCACAGCGACAGCTTCGCGCCCAGCCTGCTCTTTCGCCTCGGCGAGCAGAAAGCCCTGCAGACTGCGAAGCGATTGGCACAACCGCGACAGCGTCTCGGGTTCGGGCTTGCGCCCTCCGGCAAGAAAGGCCAGCGCCTCACCCAGATCGGCAGCGGCGCCACGAAACGACACCGAAGAGATGTCGAAGGGCAGCGCCGGTTTGGACAGGATCCGGGTCATGCCGCCGCCCTCTTGTCAGCGGGCGCGTCAGCATTTTGACTCGCCACCGGCGGATATTTCACGGTATCGAGGATGCGGGACTTCCCCTTGGAATAGCGCTCCGGCCAGATGCTCTCGGGTTTCTGGCCGACGAATTCGGCAATGACCTTCTGGGCTTTGAAGTTGGTGCGGTTCTTGACCTGACGGAAGATCGACGGGTCCATGCCGTTCCGTTTGGCAAGCTCGGTCAGGGTCATGCCGCTGCGATGGAGATGGGCAACGACATCGTGCCAGTCCATCCGGGTATTCGGTTGCGTCAT